TTGCAGAATGGTCCAAGGTTTCTTTATCTGCAAATTTTTCATTTAATGCAAATCCAACTAATCCTATTTTATTTGTTGAAGTGCTATCTCTATACTTATTGGCACCGGTTATTTCAGCACCAACCATTCCAGAATCAACTAATTGACTTCCTCCTTCTATTTTAAATCTATCTAAAAATACAGGCAACCAACTTTTAATATACAGTTCATCAGCACTTGTCACTCCTGCCGCATCTGTATTGGCAGTAAAATCATCTAAATCATCAAATAATTGGAAAAGTTTAGATGGATGATGGTCTAGTGCTGAAGATTCTGCTAATTTGCTATCTCCTTCTATTCCTATTGGAGCATAAGTATTGTGGTCTTTTGTAGCAGGTGCGCTTTGATGCCCTAAAGCAACGCCGTAATGGTCGGACCATTCACTACCCCCACTACTGCCGTCTGATTTTTTTGTGCCATATCCTTCTATATCATTATTAACAGCATCATCAGCATTGTTAATAACTGCACTTCTAAGCATGTGTATTTCTTTACCAAATCTAACAAAGGTATCTACTTCTCCATGTCCAGAAATTAAAGCCTTTTCTTCAGCAGTAGCAACTATTACTTTTTGAGCACCTGCGCCAGTAAAGTAAGCATTACCATTTGTTTTATATGCTGTGGCGGTAGTCACGATTCTTGTAAAACTACCTGAAATTGTAGAACTAGAGGAAACCGTACCTATATACCTTCCTTCACTATCCAAGATATAATCACCATTAGCAATAGTAATAATGGCGGTCATATCAATTTGAGTTCCACTGATACTAGAAATATTTCCTAAACTAACAATACTAACATGTGGATAATAAAACACAGGAAGAGTTTTATTACCAGCAGGGGGATTTTCTGGGTCAAATTGGTTAAATGCCCAATCAAAACAAAGTTCAGTTAAACGCATCATACTAAAGCGATTTAAGGAAGAAAGTGTTTTGTCGCTGGATATAATTGAAGTCGATGAATAATTACCATCTTTATGTGTTATTGTTTTAGTTGTGACACCAGTATTATCTTTTGGGTTTGAAGATTCAGTTGTTATTGGTTCGGTTAATGCAAGAAGGTTATAAGAAGTAATATCTCTAGTTTGTCCAGAATACAATAGACTGTCTTTTCTTGTTGATGAATATGCTCTTAAGTCAGAATTTACGAATAAAAACATTCTTGCTACTTTAGGGTCAGGTTGTTGAATAATGTCTTTGGCTACATAGGGTGTTTTTAATTCACTTGTGTTAGTATGGGGGTCGGGCGGTAAAAGATATAGTGCGGCAGAACCCGTTGGATGAACAATAGTATCAAAGAATTTAGAACCGCTTGGTGGAACATAACCCCTAGTTTGTATCAATGAGTGCGCTCGAACTGGATTATCTGTTTTATTGACACCCGTTAAATTATCTTGTAATCCACTATCAATATAGAAAGCAGGATTAAATTTATATGAAGAAGCGTAATATGGAATCTTATTGATAATACTTGCATAATAAGTTAAATCACCAAATGCAGCATAAGAGGTCACTTTGGATTTAATGTTATTCACATTACCTTTTTCTAAGTTAATAATTCTGTAATACGAAGCACCTGTTCTATCAGCAAATGTTTTTGAATAAGTACCCGTATTAAAATAATAAGGTATATCCAGAATGTTATACATTCCATCATCACTTGAAGATGCGCTCCTACTTGGGTGTAAAGGTGCAATAATCTTACCACCGTGTAAATGCGCTCCATTTAATATTGAAAGTTCATGAGTTAATTTAGTCGTTTCATTTGTAGTATTTGTCGTAGAATTACCATCTCTTAACAAACCACCATCTAATGTGTGTAATGTAGAGCCATTATCTGCATCGGGTATTACTCTATCAATATAAATTCTAATTGTAGTGTTGCCACCAAAATAATTGGCTTGTACTATGAATCCTGCAAAAACATCAGAAATATACAAAGGCTTTCCATGATACCTTCTTGGGAATGTTGTGCTAGATAAACTAAGAATTGAAGTTGTTTCTAAATAGGTATTCCCACTGGAAGCAACAGCCGCAGAACTTAAAGTCCCTAAAGGAATTTTAACATCAATATCTTGTGTATTACCGAAGTTATTATCTACTCTAGCCAATGTTAATGGAATGTGTGGAGCGATTTCAATAACTTGGTTTCCTTCTACTTCTTGAATAGAAAGAATATTAAAATCAATAAGTGTATTAACTGTATCAAAGGTGGAATATGATTTACTTGAAGCATTATCATCTAATCTTGCTTGGAAGAGATTATCTGATTTCATGTTCTTTGCTTCACTTAAGTAATATCCCCTTGATTTTGGATTAGTAGTATTTATAGAAGATGGTGGAAGAGAAACAGTTTCGACGCCATCCACTAATGTAGTACCACTTTCAAAGAAAAGACCTTTATTTGCAGTACCATAAAGACTAGTAGCAGAAGAAACAAATGCATTAGAAGATAATGCTTTATTGAATACCGTATATTTTGTTGACGCTTTATATGCTGCTTTAGTGTCTACTTCTCCTTTACAGGTAGTAGTAAATGAAAAGGAAGTTCCTGTTCCACCGGAAGATATTTCTCCAAGATATACCATTGAGCCACTAGTCGTCTTAGCAAATATTTTATCCCCTGTAATTAGTGTAGTGCTTCCACTTAAAGTCAAAGTATTGTTTGTAAATTCAGTTGTTGCATTTGCTCCTAATGCTGTGACTTTATTATATGGGCTGTCCGTTGAATACACAATATCTTTTGAGAACAATGTATTTTTTTCTATAATTGGGTCAAGTAATTCTTTAAGTTTATCAGCACCATTGATATTCATTATGGTAGCACCATCAACCTTTTCTTGTTTGAGGTTTGTAATCCTACCATTTAATTTTTCATTGTAAATCATATATTGCCCAGACATTTTATCTAATGCTGTCTTAGTATCGTAGCCTTGATTAAATAGAGATATGGTTAATAATCCAGTTTGAGAAACATACGAAGTGACTGTTGCCTCTAATTGAGAAAACTCATCACTGATTAAAGAAATAGTTAAACCGCCCTCTCTACCATCAATCATTTTCATTCCTGTCAAAAGAGTACCATCTGTTGTATTCCATGCTCTTCTATAAATTTCAGTATCTGCCGCAATTGATTCTAAGTTAGTGGAAGTAGTAAATATAGATTCTGTTTCTAATCTACTCTCAGTCCTAAATCTAAGATTTGATGCATCTAAATCAACCACAATCATTACTCTAGAATTGATTAAAACTTCATCATTAACATTTAAATAATCTCTTAAATCAACAGGAGTGTTTATAGCATAAAGTGGTTGATTACTACCATTCTTAGAGGTGTATGAAGTTATTGTTGCTCCAAATGAAATCCAATCATTAAAGTCGCCCCTATGAACCATTTGCCTTATTCGCAAGGCATCATAGTTAATTATTTTCTTTGATAAGATACGATAAGGGTCGGAGATTTTTAAATCAGCATAACTTGATTTGTTGCCAATAGATTCTTGAACTTCTAAATCAACAACATTAATAGTAGAATTGTTTTTAGTTGGAGAGTAATCATAATGTAAATATCTTGTAGGGCCGGATAAGTCATTCTTTGCATCAGCATCAGCAACATCTCTATTTGCATGTTCAATATAATTATCATAATCTGCATCATCAGTTCCAATATTAGACCTTTCGTTATCAAACATTGTCACAGTAATTGTCGCACTACCATGTGCTGCAAATTCCATAATTATTTTATTAGTTGAACTACTTGAATCTAAAGACAAGAACTTATTTGTTCCTGTTCCACTAGTTCCTGTTTTAATACCTGTTCCTTGTAATGATAAACCTTTGAACATTAGTGTAGAATCCATACTACCGCCGGTAATTGTAAGTTCAGCAGAACCGGCTACTGTTGTAGCAGTAAAGGTATTACCATACTTATGAAATAAATAATCTAGTCTTTCTAAAGTGTCATGGCTAGTGGCGTTTAATGAAAATTTACTGTAATCAACTACCTTTTCTTTATAATCGGAAACTGTTAGGAATGCAACTCTATTTGCCGCAGTATTTAATGTAATGCTACTTCCGTCACCCTCGCCATCTATTCTAGCAAAATATTTAGTATTGTGGTCTAATTGATTATCTTTATCTAAAGAATCATTAACAAACCAAAAGTGAGGTCTTGCTACTTGTAATGAAGTCTTTAGGTCTTGCTTAATACCTGCTGAAAAAGCAACGCCCTTTGAAGTAATTGCCGGCCCTTTGTATAATTTAAATTTAGTTCCTTGAGCAATTTCATTTCCTAATTTTGGCTCAAAGTCAAAAGAGTCACCTAATACATCACTAGTTTTAATTTCTGTAATTCTAGCAAAATGATGTTTTAGATGGTCGTCGGAATGAATTAAAACAAAGTAATAGTGAGTGTTTATATTAGGTGAGCCGGTTGCGGCATCTATTGTCGCTAAACTAACACCTGTTGAAGAAACAGTATCAAAACAATGAATATTGAATCCTTTTGTCACTGATAGATTTTCGTATTCTGCTTGTAATGTAGCACTACTTATTACTTCATTAAAAGCACTTTCTTCACTATCATCGGTATATATGGCAGAAAATAAAACATCTCCACTTGTAAATGATGTAGAGAGAGTAGTCATTACTGGATTTGTAGGAACATCAAAATTATAGGAGGCAACTGTTCCCGAACTTGGTTGGCTTGTTGCGACGAACATACCTTCATTAAATACATCTAATGTCATAAGTCCACCTCTTCAAATCTAAAGTAAAATAATGTATCGTTATAATTCGGGTGTAAATTAGTAATAGATGGAAAGCGTCTGCGAATTACTGAGGTTAAACACATTTCATGCATTTCTCCCATAAATTGTTTGTTATCTATTGCTGAACTCATACCAACTTCTCTATTACCATTGGCCCCAATAAATAAATCTTCATCTTCAAATGAAAATGTACCGGACTGTGCATGAGTTCCAGTTTTAACCAATAAGCCATTAAAGTAAATGTTTAATTCTTTAGCAGTTTCATCATAGGTGCAAGCGATATGAAATGAATTGTTGATATAGGTTGGGTCGGCATAAGTCCTTCGTAGTAATTGAGTTGATGAGGAAATATCGGCATTGTAGGCACTGCCGAGTGTGATGGTGTTGGCGGAGGTATCAGTCGAAGAAACGGTCCCTATGGCCGTAAAATCGTACCCATCTCGGATGAACAACGGCTCACCTTCGGAGATGGTATCGGAAACAACCGAAGAACAACTAATTGTAGTTCCACCCGAAGAAAAGTTTGAATCCACAAGTGCGGCAAAATCATATTCAATTCTTCCTTCTTCATTAAATCCATATAATCCTGTTGAAGTGTAAGTCCAAGCCCTATCCTTAGTTGGTATAATAACAACATTATCGGTAGTAAATTCTTGAACTGCACCACTACTTAATTTTATTCCAACTAAAATTTTATATTCAGCAGGTTGATTTGCATTGGTTGTCGTTGCATTTTTAAGAGAAATGTAAAAATTAGTGCTAGAAAAGATTCTCATTTCATGGGTAAGAGCATCTGCTATTGGGAGGTATCTATTGCTTTGTGAACTTGAAGCAGCATGTGGCATTATTTTTTTAGTATTGCTTAATGTTCTTCCTCTTAAAGATGCAATAGCGGCCCCATTAATATCATAAGGAGTCACAATGGCCTCAAAGGTAAAGTCACCACCATGCGACCAAATACCATAACCAACATCATCTGCTGAATCTGGAACATTGTCTGAGTAATCAATCTTAACATCTGCATTACACATAACAGGGAACACTAATGCTCTTTGTTTTCCTGTTAATACATCGTACATTTAATCACCTCAAGGAACAATACTTGCAACTTCAAACTCTAAACTAAAAGTCAAATCAAAGGATTCTGCTTCAAAATTACAAGTAAAACTTCTAACGAATCCTGTTAAGCCAATATCAGTAGAAGCATCTGGAAATGTTGAGAATGGAGTGGGAACGCCTAAATTATCCTTTGAATTTGCTCCACCTCTTGAACCGAATGTTAATGGAATTAAAGTTCCCGTACTTCTATCAGTTGTGTCTATTCCTGCTCTTGCAGAATACTCACTATCAACAAATGATGGCATTAAAATAACTAATTCAGAAAAGGCTTGGTTCTTAGCAAAACCTGTCGAATCAACACCAGCCGCAATCATTTGTGCAACTTCATGTGCTGTAAATGTTAATGTTGTGTTTGT